TCATAGCTTCCTCTGGACTGCGACGACGCGGCCGATGATCTCGATCTCGCCGTCATAGGCGGTGAAGGGCGTTACCTCTTTCTTGTCGGACGAAACCTCGATCCCGCCGCCGGGGACGGGGCGCAGGCGTTTGATCATGCCGCAATCGGCATAGGTCAGCACCCAGATGCGATCTGCGGTGTTGAGCTGGCGCTGGGCGGTGTCGATCAGGAGCAGATCGCTATCATGCAGGGTTGGCTCCATGCTGTCGCCGATGCCCTGGGCGAAGTAGAGCTTGTCAGGAGCTGAACGGGTGTAGCGGCGCAGCCAGGCGCGCGGGAAGTGATGGACTTCCTCGGTGATTGGGACATCGAGATAGGTGGCACCCATGCCATAGGCGAGATCGATCTCTCGGACGGGAACAAGATCAAGCTCGGGCTCGCCAAAGAGCGGCGCTGGCTCCTTCGGCCGGAAAGGCATTCTCCCTTCGCTCGCGCCTAAGCGCAACCAGCCGGGAAAGTCAGGATAAGCAGCCTTCAGCTTTTCGATCGTGCTGAGGCTTAGCCTTGTCTCGGCTGTGCCGTTGAAATGCCGATTGATTGTGGATGAGGCGAGGCCAGCAGCCCGCGCAACCTCCGCAGAAGTCTTGCCCGAAAACCGGACGAGGTCGCGCACCAGCGCAGCGTCTTGCTCAAGCCCCTCCATGCCGCCTGCCTATCAAGCGGCGGATAGCAACAGAAATTGCAAAATTGCTATTGCAAGCGCGCATTATTGCTAATAATGCTATGCACCTATGGACCAGCAAACGACCATCCGGGACATTGAGCGGCGCGCGAAAGCAGCCCGCGTGCCCATCGCTCAGCTTTGCCGTCGGGCAGGAATTCACCCCGTGACCTTCTTCAAGTGGAGGAAGAGCCCGAAGAATCCTGACCCGGTGGGGGCGAATTTCCATTCGATCGAGGCGCTCTATCGTGAGCTCGACAAGATCGACGCCGATGATGCCAAGCGGCTGGCGCGTCGCAGCGGCAAGAAGGTGGCGGCATGAGCGCGCGTGGTTCATTGCCCCTTCCTCCTGAAGGCAAGGGTCTCGGGCGCTTTGCCAGCGCGGCGCATGGCGAATGGCTGAAGGCGGAAAGCCTGCGCCTTGCTGCCCTGTTCGGCATCGATCACAGCGATGCGGAGACGATTGCGCGGCAGTTCCGCGCCTATCCCGATCAGCGCCGCTCGGAAGACCTCACCAAGCATTGCGCGCTGACCTTGCGCGCTCGCAAGCGGTTCCTGTCGCCCAACAGCGGCAAGGCGGTGGCGGCATGAGCGCGCTGCGAGCCGAGGAAAGCCGCTGGCAGGCGCTTGAGCGCCGCATTGACCAGCTGGAGCGGTTGATCGCCTCGCAGGCGATGACGCAGAGCCCGGCGTTCGCTGAGGCGGCGACGTTCGCGCCATCAGTGTTCCGCCTTATCAATGAGGAGGGTGAGCTGCGCAGCCAGCACTACTCGCCCTATTGGCACGATCAGGAAGTGCGGGCGCTGATCATTGCCCTTCACCGCCAGACTACCATCGCGCAGGCTGTCGATCTGATCGCGCAGCAAGTGGGTGAGGAGCGCGCGCCTTCGAAAAGTGCGCTTGGCCGCATGTGGAAGCAGCTCGACATGGTCCGAGGTGCGGCATGATCCGGCCTCTTGAAGATATCGGCTTTGCCGAGCGCGCTTTGATCCGTCCGCTGGTGCGGCGGGTGGCGATCCGGTCTGCGACGAAGGAGGCCAAGGCCTCAATCGAGGCACTGCGTGACCTCCTCAATGAGCATCGCGAGGCGCTGGGCGGCGATGATGCGGCCCTGATTGCTCAGGGCCTCGGCCTGACCGCCTGCGATGGTGAGGGCAGCCTCGGCAGCGCTGCGATCAATCTGCGCAAGCGCAACGCATTGCGCGAGCACCAGCTGCTGCAGGGCGTAGATCTGATCGCGCAGCTGCTCGACCAGGTCGATATCGGGGTGCGGCATGGGCTGTTCTCCTGTGCAAGTGACGAGGAGGCTAACCGCGCCGAGAGCGCGGCGCATCGTCTATGTGGGGGTGCGAAATGAACGCTCCTGCGAAGTCGCTGCTCGACGGCGCGGAAGTGATGGCCTTCGATCCCAATGAGATCGATACCTCGGGCCGGATCGGGTTCTATCATCCGGACAAGGCGGTTGCGGTTGGTCGCCTGCTCTACAAGGATGGCCAGCGCGATCTGATCAAGGTCGCGGCCTCGAAGAAGCCGGGCTTCAGGTGGCGACTGCTCGTTGGCCTTCACCGCACCGAGGGCGCCAAGCTGGAAGGCCTGCCGGTCTACGGCGTGGTCGTTTCGGGCAAGCCGGAAATCCTGCGCGAGCTGGAAGCGTCCGAAAACATACACCGGCGGCCTTTGCTGCCGATTGAGCACGCCAAATTCGTGTTCGAGTTGTGCCGCGCGGCGCAGGAGCGGATAGCGCGTGAACATGGCAATCTGTCTCAGCAGCAATTGGGTGCAAAGGCTCGCTGGGACCGGCAAAAACACTGGGAGATCACCGCCGATCAGGCGCTCCAAGAGGAAACCGACGATGCTGCGGACAAAATGTCCGCAGCATACGGATGGCAGGACAGCGTTGCCGAGGCACTCGATCTGGGCAAGCGCCAGATCCGCCGTTGCCTTGCGATTTATCGGCTTGTGGTCGAGCCGTTTCCCGAGCTTGCTGAGGCGCTCGAAAAGCACCCTGTGGTTGGCGGAAATGCTAGCCAGCTGCTCAAGATCGCCAACCAGGGCGATGAGGCGGTGCGCCGCCGGGTGGTCGAGGCGCTGATCCGCGACGAAACGCTCAATGCTGACGCCGCGATCCTGCAATTCGGCGAAACTGCGCGCAGCGCGGCGAAAGAGCCGCTCGACCCGACCAGAAAACACAAGGACGCCATTCGCAATAATTGGGATCGGTTGGCGCATCGTAAGATGCAGTTTATCCCGACTTTCGCCAGTTGGCTGACACGCCCTCAAGCACTGGCGATGCAAGATGCGGTTGCTCAGCGCCTATCCGAATTGGGAGATGGTGATGAGTAAGGTCGCACTCTGGCAGCGGCGCAGTGCCCGGCAGGTAGTAGCTCAATACACTGCGCGACGTTCGCCGTCAGCATGGTGCGAAGATGAAGATCAGCGGATTTCGTTGGTGCGAAGTCTTTGTCTCTCTCTGATCTTTGCGATCGCCCTCCGAATTCCAGATGAAGAAATTGGTGCCCAGCTTCTGGAAATCTGGCGCCGCGCCCATGGCTTTGAAGCCGCCACCGAGGAGGCGCTCAATGTCGGTGCGTAGGAAGATGGCTGTTTGGGCGGTGCTGGCCATTGCGGCCTGGGTGGTGGTGATCGCTGCCGCCTATGGCGTGGCGCTGGCGGCTGACTGGGCGTGGAGGGCGATCCAATGAGGCCGCTCTTGCCCAGTGAAATCGCCGTGATGCGCGAGATGGCCGAGACCGGGCTTGATGAGATGCAGGCGATCCGCCGCATCCAGCAGCGCCGCGTGCTGATCCGCAAGGCCCGGCAAGAGCGGAGGGCTTCGCGATGATCTCTCTCACCCTTACGCAGCAGCGCGTCTTGCGCTTTATCGCAGGCCATATCGAGGCCGAGGGCCGTGCGCCCAGCTATGCCGAGATCGCCGCCGGATGCGGTTTCGCCAGCAAAGGAACCGCGCATAGCTGTGTCAAGCGGCTGGCGGATCGCGGCGCGCTGACGACGCGCACCTTTATTGAGCTGACCGGCAAGGTTGCCATCCCGCGCGCGCCCGATGGTGAGCCGCTGTTCTTTGTTCCTGCACCGGAGGCGCGGCCATGATTGATGTGCGTCCCGGTGATCGCGTGCTGTTCCGTGAGCTTGATAGCTTTGGCGTCGCCAAGGTTGATCTGGTGCGCGAACGCCATGTCACCTGCTTTGTCTATCAGCCAGCCTATCGGCGGTTCAGCGCGCTGCGCCGCCGCATCCCGCTCACCTCGTTGGTCAGAAAGATTCAACGACATGAGCACAGCGAACGGATCGTGAAGCGCATCGAGGCGCTGCGGAATGAGAGAAACGGCAAGCGGATCGAAGCGCAGCGCTGGTTCGAGGCGCGTGTTGCCGATCTGATTGGGGAGGACGCGTGATGCCCCGGTTTGCGAGCAAGGCCGAATATTACCGCCACCACCGTAAGGTGATGGAGCTGGCGATGGAGCTGGGCGTCACCCCGATCGAGGCCGAGGCGCGGATGAAGGCGGTGGAAGTGCGCGAGCGCCACCGGGCCAAGATGGCGCGGCGCGGGCTGCGTTCGGCTCTGCCGCCGCTGAGCCTTCGCCCCGAACAGCCGCGGCCGGCGACCTTCGAGGATTTCGACGCCCGCTGGATGATGAGGAACTGAGCGATGAGCGAGCTCTTCATCACCCGCCATGCGATCCGCCGCTATCAGGAGCGCGTTGCCAATGTGCCCGCGCCCGAGGTGTGGCGCGCGCTGGATTGCCGGGCGGTGCAGCTGGCCATTGAATTGGGCGCGCATTTTGTGCGGCTGGCAGGCGGGCAGCGCGCGGTGCTGCGCGAGAACCGCGTTGTCACCATCCTGCCCAAGGAAACGCATGAAAGCGCGCTCGATCCGAGGCGCGATCCCCTGTTTGAAGATGGGGGTGAGGCATGAGCCGCTGGCGCACACTTGCGCGCGAACGCATCGCCGCGCTGGTCGCTGATCTGCCGGCGGATGCCACGGTTGCCGATCGTCGCCGCGCCCTTCGCGGGCAGGGTTTCACCTGTGGTTGGGCAAAGAAGGTCTGGCACCAGGAATGCAGCGCCTATCTCGCGCGGCATGGCGCTAAGCCCCGCAAGGGCAGCGCGCCGCTTTTCCCCGATCATGTCCACTTCCCGTTCCGAGAGGAGCGCTCATGAGCCTCGGCAAACTTCGCAAGCGCGAATTCAACATCACCAGCGAGCTACTCGCCGATCTCGCCCGCATCTTTGCTGCCAACCCCGGCGAAGGAACGCCGCGGGTCATTGGCTACTACGACCGGGCGGGCGCGCTTCGCCGCATCGTCGCAACATATCCGAATGGCTGGACGGTGACCGGCAACGTGAACGCCAGAGGCTACGTCACCAGCACGCGGTTTCGCTGCACCTTCAAGGCGATGGTGAGGGAGATCAATGCCCAAGGCTAAGGCTCATCCCGGCCAGCTCGGCTTTGACTTCGCGGCTCCTGCGCCTGCCAAGGGCGTGGCTGAGCTCGCCGGGCTCGAGCGGCAGATCAATGCTCTCGTCGGCACGGTGCTGGCGAGCGATCCGCGCCCGCGCGAGGTGATCGCTGCGGAGATGAGCGTGCTGCTCGACGACACGATCAGCAAGGCCATGCTCGATGCCTATTCGAGCCCGGCGCGCCCCGATCACAAGGTTCCCGCATCGCGCCTGTTCGCGCTGCTGGTGGTGACCGACCGGCAGGATCTGCTCGATCCGATCATGCGCAAGATCGGCGCGGCGCTGCTGGTGGGCAAGGAAGTGAAGACCGCGCGGCTCGGCCATCTGCAGCAACTGATTCAGGCGGCGCAGGCCGAGATGAAGTCGCTGAGGGCCGATGCCCCGCAAATCAGAGAAGGTGGTGAAGATGTCTGAAGTGGCCCGCGTTCCTGATGTGCCCTTCGAGCAAGACGCCTGGTTCACCGCCAGCGAGCTGGAAGACCTCGGCCTGCCGGGCCTGCCGGGTGACAAGCGTTCGATCAACCGGCGCGCCCAGACCGAGCGCTGGACCGCGCGGCTTGGCCCGGATGGCCAGCTGCTGGTGCGCAAGCGCTCCGGGCGCGGCGGCGGGGTGGAATTTCATGCCAGTCTGCTGCCCGGCGAAGCGCGCATCGAGCTCGCCCGGCGCGGGTTGATCCGCACCCGGCCCGAGCCTGCCAGCAATGGCCTCGCCAGCGCCTGGGCATGGTTTGAAAAGCAGCCCAAGAAGGTGAAGACTGAAGCGCAGCGGCGGCTCGACATCATCAGCGCCATCGAATTGCTGTGCGAGGCGGGATCGACGCGCACCTCGGCGATCGCGCAGGCGTGTGATGATCACCGCATCAGCCGCGCCACGATCTGGAACTGGCTGCGCAGCCTTGAAGGAATCGAGCGCAGCGATTGGTTGGTCGCGCTCGCCCCGCGCCGCCAGGGCGGCGGCTGCGCGGCGGAAATCCACCCTGAGCTGTGGCAGATTTTCCGCAGCGATTTCCTGCGCCCGTCCGCGCCGACGCTTAACAGCTGCTATCGACGCGTCGTCAATATCGCCCGCGAAAGAGGCATCAAAGTGCCTTCTGAGCGCACCTTCAGGCGCAAGCTGGAGCGCGAGGTTCCCACCGAGGTCATCCGGCTGAAGCGTGAAGGCGAGGAAGCGCTGCGCCGTTCGATCCCCGCCCAGCGCCGCAGCGTGGCCGAGCTTCACGCGCTCGAATGGGTGAACATCGACGGGCACAAGTTCGATGTCTTCGTGAAGCTGCCCGATGGCCGGGTGATCCGCCCGATTCTGGTGGCAATTCAGGACATCTACAGCCGCAAGTTCGTCGGCTGGCGGCTTGGCGGTGAGGAAAGCGCGATCCAGACGCGGCTCGCTTTTGCCGATGTGTTCCGCAATTTCGGCATCCCGATGCACTGCGTGTTCGATAATGGCCGGGCGTTTGCCTCGAAGTGGATCACCGGCGGCGCGAAGAGCCGGTTCCGGTTCAAGATCAATCCTGAAGAGCCGACCGGCCTGCTCACCGGGCTGGGCGTGCGCATCCACTGGGCGTTGCCGTTTCGCGGGCAGTCCAAGCCGATCGAGCGGGGCTTCCGCGATCTGTGTGACAGCATTTCAAAACACCCGGCTTGCGAAGGCGCTTACACCGGCAGCAACCCGACTGCGAAGCCCGAGAATTACGGATCGAAGGCGATTGCCTGGGATCGCTTTGTGGCGCTGGTGGATGAAGGCATCGCGCTCCACAATGCGCAGCCCGGCCGCCGCACCGAGATGGCGCAGGGCCGCAGCTTTGATGAGGTGTTCGCCGAAAGCTATGCCGCTGCCCCCATCGGCAAGGCGACGCCTGAGCAGCTGCGCATGGCGCTGCTGGCGGCAGAGAACCGTCTGATCAACCGCCAGACCGGCGAGATCGAGCTGCACGGCAACCGTTACTGGCACCCCGAGCTTTCCACCTTGCGCGGCGAGCGGGTGACGGTGCGGTTCGACCCCGACAATCTGCATTCCGAGATCCACGTCTATGATCTGGAAGGCCGTTACATCACCGCGGCTGATCTCATCGCCGACACCGGGTTTGGCGATGCCGCCGGGGCCAAGGAAGCGGCCAAGCGGACAGCCGAATATCGCAAGCGCGCCAAGGCCATGGCCGAGGCTGAAGACCTGCTTTCCGCCGAACAGATCGCCGATCTGCAGGCAGGCGCGCGGCCCACCGCAACGCCCAGCGCCGGGATTGTGCGCCCGGTGCGCCACGCCGCCCATCAGGCGCGCCAGAACACCAGCAAAACAGAAGCGGGCAGCGCCGATGTGCTGCCGATCGACCGGATGCGGCTTGGCCTCGCCAAGTTCGCGAGCGGCCAGAACTAAGAGGAGGAAACCACCGCAATGATCAACGTCACCAACTTGCCGGTCGATGTCGAAGAAGTCCGGATGTGGCTGACTGGCTATCGCAATATGGCCGAACCGCCGATCCCATGGAGCCAGCTGGCCAAGGAAACGGAAATCCCGGCAGGCACGCTCCAGCCCTTTGCTGCTGGCAAGTATCAGGGCGATAACGAGAAGATCGCGCGCAAGCTGTTCCAGTTCCGCCAATCGGTTGAACAGCAGGCGGTGCGGCAAAAGACGCTGCCGACCAATCCCGGCTTCTTCCAAACGGACACTTCGCAGCGCCTGCAGATGCTGCTTGAGGTGGCGCATATGGGCCGCATCACGGTGGGCGCGACCGGCCCCGGCACCGGCAAGACGATGACGGTGCGGGACTATGCCGAGCAGGCGCAGCCTGTCTGGATCGCCACGATGAAGCCGAGCTGCGCGCGGCTGGGCGCGATGGTGAAAGAGGTTCACCGCGCGCTGGGGCTGGAGCCGCGCAACATCCCCGTGGCCGAGGCTTCGCGCATTGTGCTTGACCGGGTGCGCCAGCGGCGCGGCCTGCTGGTGATCGATGAGGCGAACTACCTCACCATCGACAGCATCGAGGAAATCCGCAGCTGGCATGATGAGACCGGCGTTGGCATCTGCCTTCTGGGCAATGAAGAGCTGCTCGCCCGGATCGAGACCGGGCGGCACCGCGATCAGTTCGCCCGGCTCAACCGCCGGATCGCGATGCGCCACACCCAGCGCGTGCCGCTGCCGGGCGATGTGCGCGCCTTTTGCGATGCCTGGGGGATCACGCAGCCCGATATCCGCCACTATCTCGATACGATTGCGCGCACGCCCGATTCGGGCGGGCTGGGTGAATGCCAGCAGCTGATCGAAAGCGGATCGATGCTGGCGGCGGCTGATGATCGCGGCCTGTCACTGGCCGATCTGCGCGAGGCGCAGATGTTCCGCGCCACCAAGTGGATCAAGACGTGATCGCCCGCATCCGCAACCTTGTGGCCGAATTCGATGCCGAGTTCGGCCCCGGCGCTGCCGCTGCCGAGGCGCGCTGGCTGATCGCCATCGCCCATGCCGCGCCGCTGTTGCTGCTCGGCCTTGCCATTCTGTTGGGAGAAAACTGATGCCCGCTGCCACCGCCCGGCGCGCCGCGCCTGCCACCTTCGCGCCCGATCCGCGCCGCCGCGCGATGATCGCCAAGCTGCACGTCGCCAAGAAGCAGCTGGCGCTGGCCGAGGATGATTATCGTCAGATCCTGTTCGAGGAGACGGGCCAGACAAGCGCCGCCGATTGCGATGCGCGCGGCCTTGAAAAGGTGCTGAAACGGTTGGAGGCCAAGGGCTTCAAGCCGCTGCCCAAAAAGGGCGTGCCCGGCGCAGCGCAGCACCCGATGGCGAGGAAGGCGCGCGCCTTGTGGATCAGCCTTTATCACCTCGGCGCGGTGCGCAATTCCTCGGAACGCGCGCTGGAAGCTTTTGCCCAGCGCCAGTTGGGATGCGAGCGGCTGGTCTGGGCCAAGCAGTCCGAGGCCTTCCGCCTGATCGAGGCGCTGAAGGCGATGGCCGAGCGCCATGGCTGGCCGCAGACCGATGGGGCATCACCGCGCGCGCTCAATGAAGCGCTGTGCCAGGCGATCCTGTGGAAGCTGAAGGGTGCGGGCGAAGTGCCCGCCGACTGGACGATCGACACCGCCGCCTTCCGCCTCGCCGGGATCGAGACCGGGGCCGAAGGGCCGATGGACGCCGAAGCCTATCAACGCCTCGCCGCCGTGCTGGGCGAAAAGCTGCGCGCAGCGGGAGGTGGGGAATGAACGTATCAAGGCACACGGAAGGGCCGTGGCGCGTCAATGTCGATGGCTGCGGTGACACGTTCATTTCGGGGCCGAACGGAGAATACCTCGCAGACCTTGGTGCTTCCTCGGATGAGCAAGAGCAACTTAGGGCTGATGCTCATCTTCTCGCGGCTTCACCGTGCCTCTTGGCAGAGGCTGAGACCGATTTGCAGGCATGGGAGAACGTGCTGGAATTGGGCCTGATGCCCGAACAGCACCGAGATACAGTTCTGGCGCGGATAGGTCGCCTTCCTACCGTAATCGTGAAGGCGAAAGGCGGAAAACAATGAACGCGCCCTTTGCCAGCAAGGTGATCAAGGGCGGGGCCTCTGCCCACTTCCGCTTCACCCCGAAGCCTGCGCCGCTCTGCTATCACGAGGGCGAGGTCAACCGCTGTCCGCAGTGCGGCCACAAGGGCTGGCACGTTGGCCGTGTCACCGCCGAGTGCGCGCATTGCGGCCACCCGCTGCCATTGGCGCAGGCCACCATCACCAGATGATGACCATCCCCGCCGATCCCCTGCCTCAGGTGCTGGCCGATATCGCCATGATCGCGGGCGAGGAAGCGGCGCGCCGGGTGGCGGGCGCGGTGGGCGGGACGCGCGTCTATATCCCGCCGCATCCCGGCCCTGATCACTGGCTGGCCAAGCTGGTGGGGCTGGAGGCCGCGCGCAAGATCGCCGATCATTTCACCGCCGGTGCACTCGGCGCGCGGGTGGATATCCCGCTTGGCGATACCGGCTTTATCGCCAGCCAGCAGGCGCGCATTGATGCCATGATCCTTGCCGGGCGCAGCGAGCGTGACATTGCGCTCGCCTGCGGATACACCGACCGGACCGTCCGCCGCCGCCGCGCCCGGCTCAAAGCAATGGACGATTCGCGCCAGGGCAAGCTGTTCTGAAGCGCTGAGCCGGACAGGCGTCCGGGGCGAAGCTCCCGCCAAATTCCACCATCCAGCGAGGCATGACCCAGCCCCGCCTCACCATCCGCGCCCACATGGAAATCATCGCGCATGAAGCCATCGTCTTCGAGGCTTACAAGTGCAGCGCTGGCAAATGGACCTGGGGCGTCGGCGTCACCAATTCGAGCGGGCACATCGTGCATCCGCGATACTTCCAGAGACCGACCAGCCTCACGCGCTGCCTCGAAGTCTATGAATGGCTGGTGCGCACCAAATATCTGCCCGAGGTGCTGCGTGCATTCCGGGGCCGCCAGTTGACCGAGGCGCAGCTTGCCGCCGCGCTGAGTTTCCACTGGAACACCGGTGCGATTGATCGTGCTGCCTGGGTCAATTCGTTCCTCGCTGGGCGCACCGCGCAGGCGCGGCGCGAATTCATGAACTGGCGCAATCCGCCTGAAATCATCCGCCGCCGCGAGGCCGAGCGCGATCTGTTTTTCGATGGCCGCTGGACCAATCGCGGCACGCGCGCGCGCATCATCCACCGCGTCAATCCCCGCCCGCCGCACAATCCGGTGTGGTCGAGCGCTGTGATGACCGAAATCGGGCCTCAGCTGCGCGAGGTGCTCGCGCGGGCGGAGCGCGGCTGATGTGGCTGGCGCTGAAGCTGTTCTTCTCGGGCGCGTTTGAGAAAGGGATCAAAGCGCTCTCAAGTGGTGCTGAGTGGCTGCTTAAAGAGTGGTGGCGTGCGCCGCTGATCCTTTTTGCGCTGGGGTTTGCGGTGATGGCGTTCATCCGCGTTCCGGCGTTGCAGCGCGAGATCGCTGGGCTTGAGGCCAGTGTTGCCGCCGAGCAATCGGCCCATGCAGGCACCGTCGCCGCCTTTCTCGATGCCACCCGGCAGGCCGAAGCCGAAGCCAGGGACAATGCGCTGCGCGTCGAGCGCGAACAGGAGATCATCACCGATGCAACCATCCAGCACCTCGAAGGCGACCTTGCTGCTCTGCGCGCTCGCTTTGACCGCCTGCGGGCAGCAGCGTCCGCAGCCGCTTCCGGCAGCGCCTCGGCAGTTGATCTGCCCGGCACCGGCCACGCCGCCGGCCGAATTGATCCAGCGGCCCCGGATCACCACCTTCGCGCCGCCGGAGCGCTGAGCGCGGCTGTCTCCTGCCCGATCGGGTTGGTGTGCCTCACCATCGATGAGGCCGAGGCCGCGAGCGAGGATGCGCACCGGTTCAACCGGCTGATCGACTGGGTAATCGCCCAGAGCGCCATCCCCTTCACGCCCGAGCCGCAGCCATGAAGGGCGCGCCGATGGATCTGGGTGAGCGCGGGCTTGAGCGCGCCGAGACGTTCGAGCGGATATCGAACGAGGCCGCGATCGCGCGCATCCGCAACAATCTGGCAGGCCTTGGCGAGGAATTCTGCATCACCTGTGGTGACCGGATCGAGGATGAACGCCGCGCCGCGCTGCCATCGGCGACGCGCTGCGTCACCTGTCAGGGCAAAGTCGAAAAGCAGAAGGCATCGCGGCGATGATCCAGAACCTTGCCGCGCCGATGGGGGCCAAGAAATTCGCCTCGCTGTGGCTGCCAACGATGGCGGTGGCGGCGGCAATGCCCGATGCGGCGATCCCGCTGGGCGAGCGGTTTCTCATCGATGTCTTCGACCTGCCCGTTCCCGTTGTGACGTGCCTGCTCGGCGCGCTCGGCATCGTGCTGTCGCGCCCGTTTGCCCATATTTCGGAATATGATCTGGGCTGGAAGCTGCGCCTGCTGGTCGGCGTCATCATGCTGGTGATCGTGCAGCTGTGGATCATCGAAACCCGGCCCGGCTGGCTGTTCGCCTTTGTGGTGGCGATCGGGCTGGGTTTTGCCGGGCATTCGCTCCTCGAACAATTCGCCGAGCAGGCGGGCGAGCTCTTGCGCCGGATGCTGGGCAAGGCGGCAGACGCGATCATCGGAAAAGGACACGAAGGCCCATGAGCCCCAGCGACACATTGGAACTGGCGATCATCGCCTTCATCATTATCGGCATCGGCATGGCGATCTGGCGCGGCGGGGCGAAGAACCCGGTCGCCACCGGCACGCTCGACAAGAAGCTGGGTGCGATCACCACCGAGGTCGCAGCGGTCAAGACCAAGGTGGCCGCCGTCGAAAAGCGCCTCACCAAGGTGGAGGGGGTCGCTGCCACCGCCGCCGATATCCAGCGGCTGGAAGGCCAGATCGCCGACTTCATGCGGGTGCTACCCGATATCGAGGCCCGCCAGCGCGCGCTTTCCGACAAGATGGCCGAGCATGCCAAGCAGGCGACCGCCACGGCCACCACCGTCCAGCACATCGATAAGCAGCTCGACCGGATCTATGCCGTTGTCGTTCCCAAGGGGATGGAGAAGTGAGTTTCGCGGCCAACCTTGCCGAAGGCATCGCGCGCGAGGCGCGGCTCTCGATCCTCAAGGCGCTGGCCGCCCAAGTCGATGGGCGGCTGTCCGACCTGATGCTCAAGAACATGCTCGACATCTACGGCTATCGCCGGGATCGCGACTGGATCCGCACCCAGATGAAGAAGCTTGCCGATCTTGGCGCGGTGAGCGTGGCCGACAGCGGCGAAGTGCTGTTCGCCCGGATCGAAGCGCCGGGCCGCGATCATCTGGAAGAGCGCAGCGTGATCGAAGGCGTGATGCGCCCCGGCGAGGCGCGCTGAGATGGCCCGCTCGCCCAGGACCAAGCGGCGCGAGGGGCGCGGGCACCTGTCGTCGATCGACATGCTGCCTGATGAGGCCGAGGAGGATATCGTCTGGGCGCTGGAGCAATTGCGCGAACGCAGCCTGCCCCAGAACACGATCCTGATGGAATTCAACGAGCGGCTGGCCGACAAGGGGATCGAGCCGATCAGCAAGAGCGCCTGGGGCCGCTATGCTGTGAGGAAGGCGATCCAGTTCAGGAAGCTCGATGAAGTCCAGCGGATCGGCGGCGAGCTGGTGCGCACGATGGATGCCAAGGAGCCCGATCAGGTCACCGTGGCGGTGGCCGAGCTGATCAAGGTGGCGGTGTTCGAAGTGCTCGAAGGCGGCGAGGTGACCACCAAAGGCATCATGGAGCTGAGCCGGGCGCTGCAAAGCGCGGTCGGCGCGCAGAAGGCGAGCGCAGAATATCGCGAACGGCTGGAGAAGGAAGCGGCGGCCCTGCGCGCCGAGATCGCCAAGAAGGTGGGCGAGATCAGCGAGCGCAAGGGCGTTTCGCCCGAGGCGCTGGCCGAGATCAACCGCGCGCTGCTGGGGCAAGGGTGATGGATCACGAGCCCGATTATCTGTTCGACGATGAGTTCGACGGCGATTGCGAAGATGATTGCCTCGATGATTGCGGCCTCATGCCTGATGGCCAGTGCATGCTTGCTGGCACCGAGTTCTGTGACTGGGAATGCGGAGGGCTCGGTTGATGGGTAACGCCCGCAACATCCCGGCAGAGCCCGGCGCGATCATGCTGCCCTATCAGTCGGCATGGATCAGGGATGATGCGCGCCTCAAGCTGATCGAGAAATCGCGCCAGATCGGCCTTAGCTGGGCGACCGCCTATGCCGCTGTCTCGCGCACCGCGCTGATGGGCCAGCGTTACGATCAATGGGTCAGCAGCCGCGATGATATCCAGGCGCAGCTGTTTCTTGAGGATTGCAAGCTGTGGGCGGGCAACCTCAAGATCGCGGCAGAAGACCTGGGCGAAGTGGTGATCGATCCCAAGGATCGGCAGACTTCCTACACCCTACGCTTTGCCAATGGCCGGCGCATCAATTCGATGAGCTCCAATCCCAATGCCCAGGCGGGCAAGCGCGGCGGGCGCATTCTGGATGAATTCGCGCTGCATCCCGATCCGCGCAAGCTGTGGACCATTGCCTATCCCGGCATCACCTGGGGCGGCGCGATGGAGCTGATCAGCACGCATCGCGGCAGCAACAATTTCTTCAACCAGCTGGTGCGCGAGATCAAGGAACAGGGCAATCCCAAGGGCATCAGCCTTCACACTGTCACCCTGCAGGATGCGCTCGATCAGGGGTTTCTGTGGAAGCTCCAGCAGGCCTTGCCGCCCGATGACAAGCGCCAGGCGATGGACGAGGCCGCCTATTTCGATTTCATCCGATCGGGCGCGGCGGACGAAGAAAGCTTCCAGCAGGAATATATGTGCCGCCCGGCCGATGATGATGCGGCCTTCCTCGACTATGATCTGATCGCGCGCAGCGAATATCCGCAAGGCATCGATTGGGAAGCGATCGAGGACGGCACGCTGTTCCTCGGCATCGATATCGGCCGCAAGAAAGACCTCACCGTCCTATGGCTGATCGAGAAGCTGGGCGATGTGTTCTACACCCGCCGCGTCATCACCCTGCAGGCCATGACCAAGCCTGATCAGGAAAAGGTGATCTGGCCATGGATCGCCCAAGTGCTCGCAAACGGCGGCCGGGTGGCGATCGACAACACCGGGCTTGGCATCGGCTGGGTCGATGATGCCCAGGCGAAGTTCGGCAAATACCGGGTCGAAGGGGTCAATTTCACCGCGCAATCGAAAGAGGCGATGGCCTATCCGGTGCGCGGCGCGATGGAGGATCGCCGCCTGCGCATCCCCTATGATCCCAAGGTCCGCGCCGATCTGCGCAGCGTTACCAAGCAGGTGACCGGCGCCGGAAACATCCGCTTCACCGCCGAACGCACGCCCGATGGCCACGCCGACAGGTTCTGGGCGCTGGCGCTGGCGATCCATGCGGCCAGCGATGGCAATGCGCCGCGCTGGCGGCCGATGAACGCGCCCGACGCTGGCGGCAAACCCCTCGATCTCGACGCGAACTGGATCCCGGCATGAAGACTGGCACGCATAATCTCGGCAGCAATGCCTTTGCCCATCGCACGCTGGTGCGCCTGTCGGATGGCTCCGCGGTGATCCGCCAGATGTGCCACGGGAGGACACAGGAGGTCACCCTGTCGGGCGAACAGATCGCGCTGCTGAAGGAGCTGCTGGCATGAACTTCTTCACCAAGGCTCTCGCCCGCCTCACCAGCTCGCTCACCCAGATGCGGCATGGCGCGCAGTCGCTGATGCTGGGCGGCCTGCTGCGCCGCACCCGGTTCGATTATCGCGGCGCGGTGGGCGATATGCTTGATGCCTCGGTGGTGACAGCGCCGGTCGGCTGGGTGCAGCGCGCCCTGCCCGAGGCAAGGCTCGCCGCCCGCCAGCCCGGCAATGGCGGCCAGATCATCGAGCTGGATGATCACCCGATGCTGGCGCTGATCAGCAATCCCAACCCCTTCTATGGCGATATCGCGCTGTGGGGCGCGACCGTGCTCAGCATGATCATGGATGGGAATGGCTATTGGCTGAAGGTCCGCAGCGCATCGGGCAAGGTGGTGGAGCTGTGGTATGCCCCGCACTGGATGATCGAGCCCAAGCCCGCCAGTGATGGATCGGCCTTCATCGATCACTATGTCTACACGCCGGGCAACGGCGCGGGCCGCTATTATCTCCAGCCCGAGGACGTGGTGCATTTCCGCAACGGGCTCAATCCGCGCGCGCCTTACATGGGCCTTTCGCCGCTGGGCGGGGTGATCCGCGAAATTTTCTCCGACATGGAAAGCAGCAATTTCGTCGCCAGCCTGCTGCGCAATATGGGCGTGCCCGGCGTGGTGATCAGCCCGAAGAACGGCGGCATGGCCAGCCCCGATGATGTCGCGGCGACCAAGGCGTGGTTTGACCAGGCGTTTGGCGGCGATAATCGCGGCAAGCCGATGGTGATGGGTGCGCCCACCGAAGTGCAGCCCTTCGGCTTCAACCCCCAGCAGATGAACCTGACCGAGGCGCGCGACGTTGCCGAGGAGCGCGTCTGCGCCGCGATCGGGATCCCGGCCGCAGTCGTCGGCTTTGGCGCTGGGCTGCAGCAGACCAAGGTCGGCGCGACGATGGAGGAGATGCGCAAGCTCGCCTGGCACAACGGCGTGCTGCCGCTGGCGCGCGCCATGGCGGACGAGCTGCAGCGCAGCCTGCTGCCCGATTTCGAGCGCGGCAATCGCCGGATCGAGCTTTACTGGGATACCTCCGATGTGCTCGCCCTGCAGGAGGATGAGAACCGCGCGACGGAGCGCAAGCTCAACGAGTTCAAGGCGGGCGCGATCACGCTTTACGATTACCTGGTCGAGACCGGGCGCGAGGCGGATGACAGCCACCGCTATTACGTCCGGCCGTTCTCGGTGATCGAGGTGCCCGCCAACATCGCGGGCACAATGCAAGCGCGCCCGGTTGATGCTGGTGCGCGGGCGACGGCGGTTGCCCCGGCGCTGGACGAGCCCAAGGCGCAAAAGTCTCTGGCTCCCCCCGAGATCCCTGGTCGGCCTAACGCTCCGCTGCTTGAGACCAAGAATTCCGAGGACTGGCTTCCGGCCGGAGCGCGGCCCGCCAGCCCGCAAGCGATCGCGCGCGGCGAGCGCTTTGTCATCATGCTCAACCGGCAGGAAAACGGCCTGCGCAATGCCTTTGAAGGGGCGCTTACCCCCGCCTTTGAAAGCTGGGGCGATGCCGCCAGCAAGGTGGCGCGCGATGTGCTGATCGCCAATGGCTTCGAGGAAAAAGGCCGCTCTGGCGGGCCTACCGCTTCGCTGCATGAGGCCAGGTTCGAGACCAAGGAAGACAGCCGCCTCATCCAGCAGATCATCGACCTGCTCAATCTCGATGCCTGGGAACGCCAGCTCTCGAGCATCTATCAGGCGCAATACCTCGCTGTTGCCCGCCAAGTCGCCAGCGCGATCGAGGAATCGGGCTTTGGCACATCGATCCCCGATCCGGTGATGCGGCGGATCATCGCCACTGGCGGCACGCGCGCCGGGCTGGTTGATGTGCCGCGCCAGACGCGCAATGCCGTGTTCCAGGCGCTCGCTGAAGGCCGGGCCGAGGGCGAAGGTGCAACCGCGCTCGCCAACCGGATCGCCAACATGATCGAGGGCGGGCCATGGGGCAACGCCGAAACCCGCGCCCGCGTGATCGCCCGGACCGAGACCAAATACGCCCAGAACATCTCGACGCTGGAGGCAGGCAAGGGCAGCGGCGTTGCCGAATTCGTGGTGTTCGATGGCCGCTTTGGCGAGCCGCGATCCGAGGCCAGCCATATCGAGCGCGACGGCATGATCGTGTCTGCCGAGGATGCCCAGATCATGGCCGACAACATGCGGCCCAACTGCACCCTCAGCTTTGCGCCGCATTTCAGCCTTTAGGAGAACCCCGATGCAGACCAAGAACATGACCGTCACCGAGATGGATGATGCAGGCAAGGGCCTTGCCCTGATCGCCAATCTCAACACTGTCGATCACGATGGCGACACCTATGCCCCTGGCGCTTTCAGCTGGAAGGAACAATGGGCCCCGCTGCTCACCGCCCATGATCGCCACGGCATGCCGTTCGGCAAGGCGCGCGTTTATGAGCAGGGCGACAAGGCGTATGCCGAGCTGCACCTTAATCTGGAAACGCAGGCCGGGCGCGATTGGCACTCGGCGCTGAAGTTCGATCTGGCCACCGGCAAGAGCGTGCAGGAATGGTCCTATGGCTACAACGCCATCGACTTCGAATTCCGCGCCGATGCGCAAAACCGGGTGCGCGTGCTCAAGCAGCTCGATGTGCATGAAGTCTCCACCGTGGTGCGCGGCGCCGGGCGCGGGACGGGCACGATCATGGTCAAAGGGCTGAATGGTGCGCTGAAGCAGCAGGCGTTTGATGACCTGTTTGCTGATCTGGGCCATATGGTCACCGCGCTGCAGGGCGATCCCGAACTGCTTTCGGCCACCGGCATGAAGCAGCTCAAGGAAATCCACGCCTCGCTGGGGCTGGCGATCGAGCGGGCGGGCACCGATCCGGCTGCTGCCGATGCAGAAGCCAAGGCTCTGATCGAGGCTGAGATGGCGCGTCACCTGACACGCGATGCGCGGCTGCGTTTTGGCGGCCTCAAGTAGCGCAGCGATAGGCCACAAGAACGCACCCCGCCAGAAACCCGCCAGAAAGCCTCAGGATCGCTTCAAGGCCCGCTACCAGCCAAAATTCGCGCAAGGGGGTTCTTAGGGCCTCTTAAATCGCCGCTAAGGGGGTTTTTATCGAAAGGTTAGCGGCACCAGTTGCGGCGCTGAGGCCATCGGCTGGCGAGACCTTCGCGGATCAGCTGTTCGCCGATCCCATCAAACCGGGCGAGCGTGCGGCCATACCGATCCACTCCGGTGCGGTGCAATTCAACTGGGCGGCCCGAATTGAGCAGCACCACAAGGCGATCGCGCGCCCGGATCGCCAGCCTCGTTTCTTTCTTGCAGCGACCTTTCAATTCGGGTGCATCAATATCGGCGATGCGGATTTTCTCGCCCTGCCACCACAAGGTGTCGCCATCATGGACGCAGTGCCAACGTCTGGCAGGCGGAGGTTCGCAGACCGAGATCGAGATCGCAAGAGCGGTAAAAAGCAACATCGGTTTGCGCTATCGCCGTCATCGCGTTAATCAACACTGACTTCCTCCACATTGGCAGCACTTACACAGCCGGACATCTGTCCGGGGCGAAGGCTCGCGTCTCATCCTCCACAAACGGCTTCGAGTTTCGAACCGGCCTTCGCGCTGAGCGGGCCGCCAAGTGGAGATGATCACAATGCCGATCGAGAATTTGAGCCTGGAGCAAGCCCAGGAGAAGCTGCAGGCGAAGTCCGCCGAGCTCAACGCCCTGATGAAGGAGGCAGCCCGCGAGGACGGCACCTATGATTTCGCCCAGGTGAAGTCGGTCAAGGACATCAAGAGCAATTCGGATCTGGTCAAGGCCATCCGTGAGCGCAACGCCGAGCTGGATGAGCTGGGTCAGTTCGTCGAAGGCCAGCGCGAGATCAAGCAGGCCGAGCGCGATCAGCAGATGCGCGAAAAGGGCCTGCGCGGTTTCCCGCTCCCCGGCGCTGGCGGCGGTAATGGTGGCGGTCAGCCTGCCAACCAGATGCAATTCAAGTCGCTGGGCCAGATGGTGGCCGAGGCCAAGCAGTTCAAAGCCTGGCACGATGCCGGTGCGGCTGGCGGCGTGACGCTGCAGTTCGATCAGTACCTGCCTTCCGATTTCCTCGCCAAGTCTGCCCAGTTTGAAACCATGGGCAACAAGGCGCTGATGACGCGCGCGGCCGGTTTCGCGCCGGAAAGCATCCGCCTGCCCGGTTTTGTCGAGGCTCCGACCCGTCCGATCCAGTTGCTCGACATTCTGCCGATGGGCCGGGTCAGCCAGGCGGCGGTGCCTTACATGGAAGAAACCACCCGCACCCACGCTGCTGCTGAAACGGCGGAAGGCGAAACCTTTGCTGAAAGCACGTTCGTCTTCACCGAGCGCAGTGTGCCGATCCAGAAGATCACCGACAGCCTGCCCGTCACCGACGAGCAGCTGGAGGACGTGGCGCTGATCGAAAGCTACATCAACGCGCGCCTCGCCTTTGGTGTGCGCCAGCGTCTCGATCGCCAGTGCATGATCGGCGATGGCACCCCCCCCAATCTGCGCGGCATCCTCAACACCGCTGGCATCCAGACCGAGGCCAAGGGCGCTGATCCGGTGATGGATGCTTTCTATCGCTCGATGACGAAGATCCGGCTGACGGGCCGTGCGGTGCCGACGCACCATGTGATGCACCCGCTCGACTGGCAGCAGATCCGGCTGACCCGCACTGCCGATGGCATCTACATCTTCGGCGCGCCGACCGAGGCCGGGCCGGAGCGCCTGTGGGGCCTGCCCGTCGTGCTCAATGATGCGATGGCCGAGAACACCGGGCTTGTCGGCAGTTTTGATCCGGCATGGATCACCCTGTTTGAACGGCGCGGCATCGATATCCAGGTGGGCTTCACCGGCGACCAGTTCACGCGCGGCCGCCGCACCGTGCGCGCCGATATGCGTGCCGCCCTGGTGGTGATGCGCCCGGCTGCGTTCTGCACTGTCACTGGCATCTAAGTTCCTCCCGAGGCTGGTTTTGCGAGTGGCCAGCCTCAATCCCTCGGGGCCGATTGCTGACTAGTCCTCTTGCGATCGGCCCCGACTTTTCCGGCGGCTTGGCCTGCCATGCCCGAGCCGCCGGACAAGTCAGGAGAACCCCATGAGCAACACCATTTCAGGCTTTGGCCGCACCATCGCCACCGCGATCATTCCGGGCGGCGAGGCGGGCGATTTCAAGGTGCCCGGCGGCATCAAGGCGGGCGATACGCTGCTGAGCGTCGTCTCGGTCACCACTGCCACCCCCCCGGTGCCGACCAACCGGCTGGCCAATGCTTCGATCCCGGCGGGCACATCGGACACGGTGGCGATCGCCACGGTCGATACCACCGGCACCTTCCTCATCATCACCTGGGCCAAGGCCCAGTAACCCTCGAAAGGACCAGTTTTATGGCCAACATGATTTGCAAGCAGCGCCTCTACCTCACCGCCGACAAGGCCAAGGTGGTGGCCGATGGCGATCCCAAGGCGGCGTTCCTTTACGCCGTGCCGGGCGATGAAATCCCCGAAAGCGCGGTGAAGCAGTTCGGCCTCACCGATGGCGGCCTGCCTGAAAAGAAGGCGGCCAAGCAGGCGAAAGAGCCTGCCCAGACCAAGCCTGCCGCCAAGCCTGAAACCAAGCCTGCCGCTGCTGGCGAAACCAAGGGCGCCTGATCATGACGCTGCTCGACCGGGTCAAGGAACGCACCGGCACCGATCTCTCCGATGCTGAGATCCTTGCGATGATCGCCGCGATCGCGCAGGAGCTGGACGCGCGCTTTGGCCCGGCGGGCGCAATGACGGTGCATCTCGGCGATTTCACCGAGCCGAACACCAGCTTCCTTTCCACTGTGCGGCTGGTGATCCCGGCCGACACGGCTGAGGCCATCACCATCATCGAGCGTGATCCCGGCAATTCGGGTCAGGCGGTGGCGGCCACCACGCTGGATGCCGCCGATTACCGCGTGCTGCATAATGGCCGCACGCTCCAGCGGCTGACCACCGGGCCCAATGGCCGCCAGTTCTGGGCTCCGCTGGTTGAGGTGACTTACACCCCGCAAGGGCTGCAGGCGGCGCGCGACGAGGTGACGATCAAGCTGATCCAGCTCGATCTGTCCTATCGCGGCGGCCTGCGCAGCGAAAAGGCGGGCGATTACCAGTTCACGTTGAGCGGCGACATGGCCGCCGATCGCGAGGCGATCCTGCAGACGCTGGCCGACCGGCGCGGGATGGTGATGGCGTGAGGGGCTTGTTTCGTAGCATCGGCATGCTGGCCGCTCTCTCACTCGGGAGCGCTGCTGCAGCAGCCCCAGCCTATCTGCCACACGGCCTTGAACTGGCTCCTGCCAGCACCGCACGGCGTCAGGCGGCTGTTCGGCTCGCGCGCTCACAGCGGCGTAGGTTCGCCTCGAAGGGCAAGGCTGGCCGCCCGTGCAAGCACCGTAATCTGCAGCACGTCAGCCGCCGCGTCCGGCGCAAGCATCGCAGGGGAAGGCGCTCATGATCTCCGGCCGCCTCACCATGCGCGCGCGGATCGAGCGCGACACCGCGACCGGCACGGACAGCTGGGGCAATGCACCGGTGCCCAATTTCACCGTGCTGCACAACGAACTGCCCTGCTTTTTCTGGTCGAAGAACAGCCGCGAGCTGGTGGATGGCACCAAGACCGCGATGATCGAGGATGCGCGCATCATGTTCGCACTCCGCGCGGACGTGCGCGAGGGCGATGTGATCACCACCATCACCGATCGCGGCGGCGCGTTGATTGTCGATGGCCGTCTGAAGATCGAAGGGCCGGTGCAGTTCAAGCACAGCCACCTCGAAGCCGCCTTGCAGAGGATCGGCTGATGGCGCGCAAGAACCTTACATGGAACGGCGCGGCCGTCTCGGAAAAGATGAAGGCCGCTGCCAAGCTCGGCATCAACGCCACGATGGCCGCTTGCGTTAGCCAAGCCAAGAGTAACCACACCTGGCAAAACCAGACCGGAATTCTCGAAGGCTCGATCAAGATCACGGCCTTTGCCAGGGAGCAAGGCGCGGGCGTCGTTGGCCAGTGGGGATCATCCGATGCCAATTATGCGCTGATCCATGAGCTGGGCGGCGTGATCCGCCCGGTGCGGGCCAAGGCGCTGGCGTTCCGCCTGCCCGATGGCAGCTTTCGCATGGCGCAGCAGGTGACGATCCCGGCGCGGCCGTTTCTGCGGCCTGCAGCCGACGCGCTTTACCCCTTGCTCGCTGACAAGATCCGCAAGGCGTTTGATGGCGGGGCGGCGGCATGAGCGGCGCTGCTGATCTCACTGGCGGTCTGGTCGCCTACCTCAAGACGCCTGCGGTGCTGCACCAGCTGCTGCAAGGATGGGTGTTCGGCGGCGAGCTGCCCGCTGATCGCACCGCCCAGATGCCGCGTAAGGCGCTGGTGGTGGCTGCTTCGGGCGGCATCTCACTGATGGGCGCAAGCTTTATCGAGGCAGACACCCAGCGCGTCGATCTGTTCGCTTACGGCGAGACGCCGATCGAGGCGGGTCGGGTGATGGCCGAGGCCGCGCTGGCGATGCGCCGCCTGCGCCGTTCGATCCATGCCGGTGTGCTGATCCACTGGGCAAATCCGGCCGGCGGCGCGATCCCCGGACGCGAGCCGCAGACCGAATGGCCGCGCCAGTTCCAATCCTTCCAGGTCATGCACGGCCTGCTGAAAATCGAGGAGTAATGATCAATGACCCCTTATGAAATCATCGGTGCCCCGCTCACCGTCTGGATCGCGCCGGTTGGCACGGCCATGCCGACGCTGGACGCCGCGCCCGCTTCGCCCTGGATTAAGCTCGGCACCAATGGCGACCGCAATTATGACGAGGGCGGCGTTACCGTCACCCACAGCAAGAGCTACAACAAGGTGCGCCCGGCTGGCGCGTCCGGCCCGGTCAAGGCCTTCCTCAATGAGGAAGACCTGATGTTCAGTGTGAACCTGATGGACCTCACGCTCGAGCAGTATCAGTTTGCGCTCAACAACAACCAGATCGCGACTGTTGCTGCTGGCGTCGGAGCGCCGGGCACCAAGAAGATCGGACTTTCGGAAGATGTCGGCCGCACCGCGGAATTTGCACTGCTGGCGCGGGGCCTTTCGCCCTACAACGAAGCGCTTGCCATGCAGTATTGCGTACCGCGCTGCTTCCAGTCGGGCGCGCCTGCGCCTCAATTCCGCAAGGGTGAGCCTGCCATTCTGGCGCTGCAATTCGAAGCGCTTGAAGATCTGTCGGCAGCCAATGCGCAGGAACGGTTTGGCTATATCATCGCGGGCAGCGCTGCTGCCTTGCCTGCTGGCTGATCGGGGCTCTCATGACGGATCGCATCGCCCCGCTGCTCGATATCGAGACGCTCATCATCCGCCCTGCCATCATGATTGATGGCGAGCGGCACGAGATCATTGCGCCTGATGAGCTGCCGCTTGATCAATCACATCTGATGGCCGCCAAGGGCCGCCGGATGCAGCAGCTGCAATCGACTGATAGCATGAACCGCGATCAGCGGGCCGAGCTGGAGGCGATTGTCGAGCAGCTGTCGGACATCATCATGGAGCCGATCCCCAAAGGCGTGCGCGCCAAATTGCAACCGGCACAGCGGCTGCAGGTGATCGAGGCTTTTACCGCGCTGTTGCTGAAACGGAGAATGGCCTCAGCAGCAGCGATGATGCCGGGCCAAACCATGATCGAGGCAGCGCTGGCGGCGCTGGGAGCGGGCAGCAAGCCATCGACTGGGGCGAGCTCATCCCCCGGCTCCAGCGGTTCTTCGGAGGCAGCCCCAGAAGCTGGCTGAGCGAGATGCCGGTCACCCTCGTCAAGGCTTATGCCGTGATGCTCCCCCGGCTGGAAGCCGAGGAGCAACTGGCGCGTGTTGAGGCGGGCGTGCTGGCCTTCGGCGGCAGCGAGAAACAGAAGCATGAGCGCAGACAGGCCATCCGCGATCTGGAGCGCCGCGCGCGCGGCCCAAAGCGGCGCAACAAACCCAAGAAGGCCAATGCGGGCGATCTGGCGGGCATGGGGATTGGTGTGAGATTGTCCGATGGCTGAGAAACTTGGCGAAGCCATCCTTGAACTGCGCACTGACGATACGCAGCTCAATCGCGGGATCAAGGAGGCCGAGAGCAAATCGGCGGCGCTGGCCGATCGCTTTGATGCCTTTGGCAAGCGTGCTGCCAAAACCGGCGGCAAGCTGTCGCTTGCGATCACCGCGCCGCTCACCGTGTTTGGCAAGAAGGCCATTGATGCCGCGCGCGAACAGGAAAAGGCGGTGGCCAGCGTCGATGCTGCGCTCGCCAGCATGGGCGACCGGGCGGGTTTCACCAGCCAGGAGTTGCAGGCGATGGCATCCGAGATGCAGCGCAATTCGCTGTTCGGTGATGAGGCGATCCTGCAGAAGGTGACGGCCAATCTGCTCACCTTCGGCAATGTCACCGGCGATGTGTTTGCCCGCGCGCAGCAGAGCGCGCTCGATCTGTCGGCGCGGCTCGGCACCGATCTGCAAGGCTCCACCGTGATGCTGGGCAAGGCGCTTAATGATCCGGTGAAGGGGATCACCGCGCTCACCCGTGTCGGCGTGAGCTTTACCGAGCAGCAGAAAGAACAGATCAAGGCGATGGCCGAGGCGGGCGATCTGGCGGGCGCGCAGGCCATGATCCTTGCCGAGCTGGAGCGGCAATATGGCGGGCAGGCCAAGGCCGCCGCCGAGGCTGATGGCGGGATCACCCAGCTTAGCAACTCCTTTGGTGATCTTCAGGAACAGGTCGGCAAGACGCTGATCGAGATGGGGCAGCCGCTGATCGGGATGCTGGGCGATCTCGTCGGCTGGCTGCAATCATTGGATGATGACACCCGGCGCTGGGTGGTCGGCATTGCCCTGCTCGCCGCAGCGCTTGGCCCGATCCTTGTGACGGTTGGGCTGATGGCATCGGGCATTGCCGCGCTGATCCCGATTGTGACCGGGCTTGGCACGGCGATGATGTTCATTGCGGCCAATCCGGCGATCCTTGCGTTGGCGGCGGTGTTGGGCGCGATCTTCCTTGCCTGGATGTATTGGGACGACATCACCGCCGTGCTCGATAATGTCGGCGGCGCGGTGACGGGGTTCTGGCGTGACAATGTCCAGCCCGCGCTCGATGCTGTCATGGGCAAGATCGGCGAGGTCATTGATATCTTCGCGCGGATCTTCGGGCCTGAGATCAAGGCGGTGATCGCCATGGTTTCGGCGCTGCTGCGCGGTGATTTTTCCGCCGCCTGGGATTTTGCCAAGGAAGCGGTACGCCTGTCGATCCAGAGCAAGCTGCAGCTGATCGAAGGCCTTGCCACTGGCGCCATCACTGCGATGCGCCGCCTGTTTGAAGGTGTGAAGCTGTGGCTGGTGGATAAGTTCAACGGGCTGGTCGAGATGTTCATGGGCCCGATCCGCAAGATCGAGGGCGGCTTTGCGTGGCTGTATGATCGCGTTGTCGGCAACAGCTGGGTGCCTGACATGATGAATGCGATCGCGCGCGAGGCGGCGCGCTTTGGCCCAGAGTTTGTCGATCCGCTGCTGGCAGGGGCGCGCGATGTCGATGCGGCCTTTGCTGGGATCACCGGGCCGAGCCTGTCGCCTGCTGGCGCGCCGGGTGTGCCGGGCAGAGATGATGGGCCTGCCCTGCCGCGCGAGCGCATGGCTGATGATTTCCGCAGAAGCTTCTCAGACGGCATTCAGGCGGCGCTGAGAGGCGATTTAGGCAGCTTTCTTGAACGATCATTCAGCCAGATCGCGGACAATGCGTTTCGCGGTGTGATCGATGATCTGGTGAGCGCGTTGTTTAGCGGAAATAATGGCGGCGGCGCGGGCGGCATTCTTTCGGCCTTTGCAGGGCTGTTCGCAACCGGCGGCACCATTCCCAGCGGATCGTGGGGCATTGTGGGCGAGCGCGGGCCTGAAATTGCGGTGGCGACGCCGGGCGGGCTTGGCATCATGTCCAACAGTTCATCGCGTGCGCTGCTCCAGTCCGAGCCATCAGGCGGCGGCAGCACCAATGTTTCGATACCGATCACCATTGATGCGACCGGCGCTGATCCGGCGGCGATCGAGCGGCTGCGGCGGCAGCTTGACCAGCTGCGCGATGAGTTGCCCGGCAAGATCATCAGCACCGTGCAGGATGCCAGCGATCGCCGGATGATTTCGATGGGAGGCGGGATGTGATCCTCACCCTTCCTGAAACCCCCAGCGGCATTGCGCGTGTTACATTCGAGATCGAGCGGGTTGATTTCGCCGCCCCGCAGGCCGGTGGCCGCCAGGGCGGTGTCCAGGCGGGCTGGCCGCTGTGGTCAGCGCGATTTGAGCTGGACCGCAGTGATCCTGAAAGCGCCGATCTGTGGCGCGCCTTTTTCGCGCGGCTGCGCGGACGCATCAGGCGGTTCTACAGCTGGGATGTGACCCGGCCCTTTCCCGCGAAGTATCGCGGCGGCTTCGCTGGCATGACACGGGCCACCGGCGGCGCGTTCGACGGCAGCGCGGTGGGATGGTCGCAGACGATTCTTGCAGGCGGTGATGCGCGCATTGCCTTGACCGGCCTGCCTGCCGGGCTTGAGATCGGGGTTGGCGATTACATTGGTTTCAAATGGAACGCGGCAGGAGCCGCTGCTGGGACGTTCGAGAGGCGGACAGTCGCCCGCGCTGTCCTGCCCAGCACGGCTGGCGGCGGCGGTGTGGCACAGGTGATTGTCGAGCCTCCAATCAACCCGCTTGTGGTTCCGGCCGGAGCTGTCGCCCACCTCGATAATCCGCGCTGCGTGATGCAGTTGGTGCCTGAGGAAAGCGAGCTTGGCCCGATTGGCGTAGGCGCGGCGCTGGGCGGCGGTGCGATCATCGCAATTCAGGATCTGCGCCAATGAGGTGTTTGGCATGAAGTTAATCGCTCCGCTTGCGCTGGCAGCGCTGGATAATGGCGAGGCCATTGTGACCGGCGCGGTTGAGGTGACCGCAGTGCCCCCCGTCCGCGTGTGGGGTGGGCATGGCGACCTCCCATTCGCTGGACGCGCTTTCCAGGGCATCGGTGATCGCGGCCTTGTGCAGGTGGCAGGTGGGGCGCTCGGAGGGGCGGCGCAGAATATCACCTTGAGCCTTTCCGGCATTGATGCCGAGACTATGGCCTTGCTGGATGCCAGCGAGGTCAAAGGCGCGCCGGTGGTGTTGTGGCGGCTGATTTTTGATCAAAGCGGCACAACCCTTTTGGACGGTCATGTCTGGGCGCGTGGGCGGCTGGATACCTTACTGCGCGATGAAGAGATTGGCGGAACAGCCACCATCAGCGTGCAGGTTGAGACCGCCGCGCGTGGGGCTGGGCGCAGCGGCGGGCGGATGCGTTCGGATGCCGATCAGCGTCTGATCGATCCGACTGACGGGTTCTTCAAGAATGTATCCTTTGCCGCTCAAAAGAACCTTTACTGGGGTGGTCGCCGTCCAATGCGGGCGGGATCGGCGCTGCCCGGCACCGGCGGCGGTGGTGGCAGTTCACCGCAAGATTTCCGGCAACGCGAGATTGCCCGATGAGCGGCCGCGATCTTACCGCACTGGTGGAGATGATCGAGGCGCGCCAGAATGCGGCGTTCCGCTGGGACGGCAATTGCTGTGTGCGTTTTATCGCGCGGGGTGTGCGGGCGCAGACCGGGGTTAATCCGCTGGCAGACCTGCGTCGCTGGCGCACGCGGCGTGAGGCGCTGGCCGTTGCCGATGAACAAGGCGGGCTGATCGCTGCGCTCGATGCGCGGTTTGAACGCATTCCTCCTGCTTTTGCCAAGCGCGGCGATATTGGCGGCATTGAAGAACCGCTGTTTGGTGTGCGGTTGATGCTGGTGGAAGGCGCGACGCTGGTTGCGCCCGGCAGGCGTGGGTTGGAGCGCCTGCCGCGCAGCGCGATGGATTTCGCCTGGTCGATCGAGGGCGGTGACTGATGGGCCGCGTTGTCAGAGCCATCATCGGGATCGGCGCGGCGATTATCGGTGCGGTGACCGGCAATTTCGCGCTGGTGTTTGCTGGTGTGTCGATGCTTGGCGGGGCGCTGCTGGAACAGCGCCCATCGCGCCGCCGGGATGCGCAGGCCGCGACCCTGCAAACGGGCGAAGTGCCCCGGCAGGCGATCTTTGGCCGGGCGGCAGAGGCCGGTTCGCTGGTTGATGCCTTCAACTATGGCGGCCAATACGGCACGGATTGGGACAGGCCGTGTAAAAACGCGTTGGCAGACGAGCGGCGCTGA